CATGCCCTGTTGGAACTTTCTCATATATTCCTGTACTAATTATGGGTGAAATTGCTCTTGGATTTACTCCATATCCTAAATTTACTGGTAAATTTTGTGTTATTCCCAGTGTGTTTTGTGAAATTATATTTATAGTAATATCAACTTGTGAATTACCGTATGAGCTAAGACCTATATCGTAAATAAACTGTTGGTTTCCTTCGCCTGTTCTATTTTCAAATAAAATTGAATTATCGCTGCTCCTTAAAACTTGAACTTCATATTCCCTGTCCTGTGCCACCATTTGTACGTCTAAAGTAAACCTATAACCGTAATACCTAAAAGGTCTTTCATCACGAACAGCATAAGAAAGGGCTGGTCTTATATCAGTACCAGTAACAAAGTTGTAATTGCTGTCAAAACTTTCAACGGTATCAGGTAAGAAAAACCTATTACTTATTGTTCTAACCGCTCCCCCTTCATCTGCATTTGATAAATAACCCTCTTCCCTGTGAAGCCACATATATAGTTTCTTAAAATTAGAACTATTAAAAAACGTGTCGCTAAATTTAATTTGAGGATAAGTGTTTTCTATTGCGTCAATTATAACCTTAGATTTTAAGGCTGGTTTTAAATCTGCATAGTTCAAATATGTATCTGTAATTGCGTCTTTATATCCAACGGTGTTATTGTAACCGTACCTCATATTCTTGCTGTGCGTTATAAGAGGAAATATTAAATCTTCTCCTGTAACTGAATCCCCAAATTTTGACTTTACATAACTATTTGTGTAGTCATAGTTAAGGTTGGAAGGATAAATTAAACCACTTAATTCTGTTTGTGCTAAAATATCTTTAAACTCAACCGATTCACCTGTAAAAACTAACTTATAAGAATATGCAATATTGTTTCTTAATTCAACGCTAGTAAGCCTTACCTTACCTAACTTGTAGTTGATTCCGTTTAACTGTATAAGTCCATCGCCTTGATACCTTGCGTCAAAACTATTTACAATATCAATGTTATAATAATGCTTAAAAAACTTATTATTATTTTTAGAAGCTGGTACGCTAAACTGTTGACTAAAGGCAGCGAATATTTTTGATGGGTCTTTTACGTTCTGAATACTGTCCGTTATAGACACACTTTCATCTTTAAATAAATCCAATTTTGTGTAATCATCGTAAACCTGATAACTTTTATCATTCCCACTAAATGCACCGCCAGATATATTTAAAGTAGTTGAGTTTACAATACTTGTAATCCGACCAAACACACCCGAAAATTCTTCTATTATTTGTCCCTCTCTGTAATTGCCATTTAAGAAACTAGCCGATGGGTCTGTTAAAGTTGTGGTTGTAAAGTTCCCTCTGCCTTTAAACTTCTCACCACCTCTAATATATAAGTCTATTATCTGCATTTATCTTATGTTATTTATAGTGTCAAAAGCGAAATCTATTTTTATAGAGTAATTAATTAACTTGTCATTTAAACTAGTCTTATAGCTAAAACTTGAATCGCTTACATTTACAGGTAAAACAGTTCCGTTGATTTCAATCCAGCAGTCCTCACTCAACTGCATTTGTCTAAATACTTCGTTATATGTTTCAGGATAAAAGCCTGTATTTAAGTCCATTTTTTCAGAACCCATTTTATATAAGTTCTTTTGTTGGTGTTGGTCTATTGCGTAAGTATTTGCTACAAGTGTATTTCTTTTAAATGATTCTTTTTTAGTAGATAGTTCTTTATTACTACGCTTAAAAAACCATATATCTTGAAACGCTCCAAACTTATTTATAAAAGTTAATTTATAAGGTTGGTATTTACATTCTTCAATATTTTGCACCTTTATTAAACTAACACCATCAGTTGAATCTATGTATATAGTATCAACAGGAAACAAAGTTGTTGTGTCTAAAAATTCACTTAAACATAAACTACCTTCAAAAGTACCGCCATCATCTAAAACTCTATCCTCAAATTCATCTGCTGGACTTACTGTATTTGTTATGTATTGTATTTGTGTTCCTGAATTGTTTGTAGATGTTACCGCCGTTTGGTAAACCTCTTGACCTTCTGAATAAAAAGAAACGTTAGAAACCTTACTTGTATCAACAGGCAAATAAATAGGAGCATCGTCTAGCTTAACGATTGACAAATTAGATTGTAATAAACCGAAGTCGTTTTGTGGATTAACACCGCCCTCGAAATATCCATAACCGTAAAATGCTTTATTTAAAACTATTGAGTCTGTAACACTAGTGCCGCCTCTTAGTATTGTTATTTCGTAATCAACCCAAACAATAGGCGTCTCGTATTCGTTTGAATCGTAAGTCATATAATCTTTTACAAGTTCTGCAATTTCAAAATTTACCGCTTGATTTACTGAAACAGCACTTAATACATAGGTTGGTATTGTTGGTCTGCTTCCTTGACTTCCAGAATATATCCATAATTTTATCGTAGCACTTTCTAGCTTAGACTGTGCTATATAAACATAATACGGACTTCTTACATTAATTTTTGCCATTTTATCGTTCTGTTAATTTTATTAAATCTTTTTCTAATCCTAAGGAGTACGCTTCAATCAATTCATCTGGAAGCCTTTTAAATGCTGCTACAAATGGCTTAGTAAAAAACAGACTTGGTTTAATTCCTTTTTGATAGATACTTCTTGAAATTAAAAACGCTGTACTTTGGTAACTTAAAAACCGTCCTGTCTTTCTATCTCTAAATTGTATTCCTTTACGTTTAACCCATTTATTAATACTATTTGTTAAACCACCTTTTTTTCCTGTACCACTTCCAAACCTAAACGGACTATTTGGTGCTTTTGCACTTGACGACTTACCACGAACCCCCTTGTCTTGGAATTCACCGTATTGTTCCATTTCAAACCCTAGTTCAGCTCCTTTAGTCGTTAGCTCTATATTATAACCCAAACTGTTATAAAGTGCCTTAGAATCGTTCTTATCGCTTTTAGATAGGTTGCTTCGGCTTTGCTGAATAACGTACTTAGCGAACTTGTTTAATTCTTCTTGTAGGGCTTTATCTGCTAACATATTTCAATGTCGTTGTTTACTAGTATGTCAAGCGTTGCAGTCCAACCAGCTACTTTATTTTCAAATCTATCTACAAACGGTTCACAGTTTGCATCACCATCTAACTGATATTTGTCGCTGTATAAATCGCCACGCCTTAAAACTTGCACCAACTTATTTAATACGGCTAATTGTGTATTTAAAACATCTTGCTCATTATTGTTTCCTATAAATATATCCGTTGTAGGCTCTTTACTTTCATCCACTACGTCCATTGCAAGTATAGATATATTAAACCTTAAAACGCTTTCTTGTGCTGTAACACTATTAATAATCAAATGGGATAAAGGAAATATTGACTGCTTAGATAAATCAATATCGAATAGGTCGCCCTCTGTGACAGTGTTTACATTAACGTCTGCTAGTAGTTGGTCTTTTATTGCTTGGGTCAATAAGTAGTAACCCCTGATTCCTGTGTATGCCATTAGTTGAATTTATTTTTTATATTCCTTGCTTCTATTTCGTTTTTTTCTTTTGTATATGTTAAATAAGTCAAACACTCGTGGACGTTTAGTTTAGTGATATCTTCAAACTTTGTAATATCTCCGTTAGCGATTGCATAGATTGAATTGTACCATCCCCATTTGGTTGTGAAGCCAGAAATTGCACTAAGTTCTCCTCGTTCTGTTTGCTCGAAGAGTTCAGCATAACTGTCGATAAGTCCTTGCCTAAATTGTAAAAAAAAACCATAGCACCCAAACACGCATCTAAAGGATAGTTTTTAGCACCTTCGTTAATATCTGGGTCATATTCTTTTAATGTATATCTTTGCCCTTGTTTTAAATCAATAGGTCTGTATAAAACATTCATAGCCCTGTGTAGATTATCATTATCACCCATAAACGTATCCAAGTCCACGTACTCACCAAAACTCATATTTTCTAAGTCTGGTATAAATCCGTAATCTTTACCGTTTAATTGAAACCTATTTAACATTTGGTGTTCTACGTCAAACATATTATTTATAATAGTACAAATATCTGTTATATCGTTTGCTTTCATTGAGCGAACAACTTCAATAGGAACTTTACAGAATATCTCAATCATCTTAGATTGTACTTCTGATTCCTTTGTAATATCTAGTTTTGAAAACTCTTGATACTGTCCAAGAGTAATTTCGTTCAGTGTAGTTGGTATGCTTAATTTTACTTCCATACTAATATATAAACATTTCTAATTTATTTTAGAAACTATATTTGTTGGTATTTACAAGCGTTAAGGGTTATATATGTACTTAGTGTTTGTTTTTATACATACTCATATGTAGTGCAGTTTTAAGACACTGTATATTTACCTCTGTTTGGGTTTTGTAGTTGATAGCCTACTGCATAACGAACCGCATCGATTAAATGATTCCAATTATCTATTGGCGTGTTTGATTTGCGTTCTAGCCAGCGATAGTTGTTAAGTTCTTTAATTAAGTTAGTGCTATCTGGACTTACAATAATATCATAGTCTTGCAGTAAACTTATTCCGTATGTGATACTCCCTTGACCTTTTATGCTTGGACGTACATTGCAACCTTTAGCTTTTATTTCGCTTAGTAGTCTAGGCTCTGCACTATCTCCAACGATTAAACCTTCCCTAGCGTGTTTTAGGTTAAGCTGTGCTATTTGTGACGTGGTTAGTCTTTGCAAATAGAAACATTCCTTTAAGTATATTCGTTTATTTGTGCTGTCTATATTAACCTCAACCAATGTACTAGGGTCTGCTGCGAATCCATAATCTTGACCCCATACGCTTACACTTGTTTTTTTAAACTCACCTACACTCCAATTATTAAATATAACACCTTCAGCTTTGTTTAACCACGAACCTAGCATTTGTTGTTTATACTTATCTGGACGTCTTATCTTCATCTGCTCTATTTGGTCTACATAGCTTTTAGATAAGTTCTTTATGTTATCCTTGTAGGTTGTGTGAATGTATGTGGTGTTTTCTTTAGTTGTATTGCTACCCTCTTGCACCCCTCTATCTTCAAAGAAACGTCTATATATAAAATGCTCTTTTGTTGTAGGGTTTAATATTAGTATAACCCTGTTTTGATTACCTTTCTGTCTTACTGATAAATCAATAGTATCAAACTTTTGTTCATCAACTAGTTCTTCGGCTTCATCCACAACCCACGTTGTAATACCTTGTAAAGATTTAAGGTTAGCTGTTTGGTCACCGCTTGATGTTTTAATCCCTCTGAATATTATTTTGCTTCCTGTCTTTTTATTTAGTATTTCGTCTTTGGTTATGTGGAAGTCTGCTATTGAGCCGAACTGTTCTAGCTTGTCTATAAACTCTGGTATGATTGATATATAAGCAGAGGTTAGCGTATAACGTGTAAACAGTATCGTGTGACCTTGTTCATATGTAAGCATCACCAAAAGGGCGTTTATTGAAAAAGACTTTCCAGAACCACGCCCACCACTCACTATAAAATACCTACTGTCTGAATCAACAATAGGCATATATTTTTTCTTTACTTTAATCAACGAATTTTATTAAATCTCTAAAGTTAATGTTTAATCCCTCACTAGAGTTAAGGTCTATACTTTCCTTAGGTTTGCCATAACGATAGCTTAAATATAGCTGTACGGCTCTCATATCGCCTTTGGCTACTAGTTCCCCCAGTTTACTTAGTGCTTCGTCTTTGTCAATTATAGCGTCTAAGCGTTCTATTAGTTTTATCTCATCTGCCTTTGCTGGTCTTCCAGCACCCTGTCTAGCTCCACCGTTGTTTTTTCTTTTGTCCATATTGAAATAGAATCGTTTAATCAATCCTTTTAATATATAAACGTTTTGTATTTATTTTGTTACTAGCACAAAACAGGGTTTTTAACTCGGTTGTTTAATAACGCTCCTTTTACTTCCTTTATAGTCTTTGGCATTACCCTATGCTTTAATGATGCGTTAAAGGGGTCCAGTCGTGTTTGTTTAAACTCTGTTACTGTTTCTATGTCCCATTCACTTACAATGTCTGTAATGCTTTTAATTCGACTTAGTGTTTCGCTTGTATTTGTTTGTTGTATTTGTTTTTTTATTTTTTCTTGTTCTGGATTAAAGAATGGTTTTGAAAATACTAGGTCTAGTTCTTGTATTAACTCATCGTGTTTTTTTTTATATTCTATGCTTATTGTATAAACACTATTAACGTGATGTAATACGTTGCAATGGCTTCTATTTATTTGTTCGCCTACTTCTCTAAAGGTTGCTCCTGATTCGTAACCTAGTTTACTGAATACTTTTTTAGCGTCTGTAAAGTTTCTTTGTCTTGAATCTTTAGCAATATCTAAATTGAATTTTTTATTTACTGCTTTTTTTATTGTTTCTAATTTCATATTTTTTTTTAGTTAAATTCTGTATGTTCTAAACATTCAC